ATGTGCGGACGCTTTGCTCAATCACAAACCCGTGAAGAATACCTAGCTTATTTGGCTGAAGAGGCTGAGCGGGAGATCGATTATGACCCCGAACCAATCGGCCGGTACAACGTGGCGCCAGGGACAAAGGTTTTGCTCCTGAGCGAACGCGACGAGCAGTTGCATCTCGATCCAGTACACTGGGGTTACGCCCCGGGATGGTGGGATAAACCTCCCCTGATTAACGCACGCGTCGAAACGGCGGCCACCAGCAGGATGTTTAAGCCGCTATGGCAACATGGCCGGGCGATCTGCTTTGCTGATGGTTGGTTCGAATGGAAGAAGGAAGGCGACAAGAAGCAGCCCTACTTTATCCATCGTGCCGATGGCCAGCCGATATTCATGGCAGCAATCGGAAGTACACCATTTGAACGCGGAGATGAAGCAGAAGGCTTTCTGATTGTCACCGCGGCAGCAGATAAAGGGCTGGTAGATATTCACGACCGCTGGCCGCTGGTACTTTCACCAGAAGCAGCCAGGGAATGGATGAGACAGGATATAGGAGGGAAAGAGGCAGAAGAAATAGCTGCGGACGGTACGGTGCCCGCAGACAAGTTTATCTGGCATGCCGTGACGCGCGCCGTAGGAAATGTGAAGAATCAGGGACCAGAATTAACTATGTCAATTTATTAGTCATCATATCATGAAATCTAGTCGTTAGTTCTTTAGCCAAATCCTCTTCTTCTTCTGTGGGAGTAAATTTCAATCTAAATCTATCTCCTACATAACGAGGAAGTTCTTTCTGTGAATAATAGTTCAATTTATCAACGGCATGTATTAAATAGGCCACAATGTAACTATCAATGAATAGTTCATCTTTGTCCGTAGCAGCCTTTACATATCTATTCATTTCCCCCTCCAAATAAACCAAGGAATCATACAAATCCAATTTATTAATATTTGGAATGGATTTTATAAACTTAATATCTTTAATATTTTCTTCAGCAACACTCAAGCAATAATCAAAAAAATTACCTTTCTCATCCGTTGAGAATGACAATCCGTTGCCTTTCTCAACTACGATACGTCTTAAACTTGATAAATTTTTAAGGTACCTATCTTTTGATAGATATCTGTTAGCCTCACCAAACCAGTCATGAGAATGTTCATCATGAAGTATTTTAAGGATACTTTTCCTTCTAACGCCGATCATTAATATTTTATCATAGCAATGCTGCGCAGGTTGAAATTTTGACAAGATATCTGGGTATAAATTAAAAACCAAATAAAATATCGACGCTGCACATAACGATAAATAAAGTGAACCTAAACTAGATTGCAATTTTTGATATGGTATCCATAGAGATGGAATCACTACCAACAATATAATTAAAAATCGCACATCAGCAACCATTACTAATAAAGCAGGGAAACCTCTTTTCTTAAACGTATGGTCGTAATATGACTTGTATAGTATTTTGCTATAATGGGTAGATAATTTTTCAGTAAGATAAACGACAACCTTTCGAAGACAATCTTTAACATTCATCATTCCCCCTCAATAATAACTTAATTATTTTATTAACGGTAACACTTACTTTTGCAACCATATTACTGCTATTATGGTATTGTTGAAAAGTCATTTAACAACAAGTAATTCACCTAGCCTCGTCGTATATCTTGGTGAAAGCATTTCTCTCTTCATCTGCCAGGTGGCCTGGAACCCCTGTCCAGCAAAATAGAGAGTTCCCCTCCCATCCTTTGCGTTGAGGTGGTCGAGAACTTCCATTAGTTTCTCACTGTTCTGCCTTGGCGCATTGTCATCGAACAGGTTCAGTTGCGCGACACCCTGGCTATAGAAATCACCGAGCATGATCCCCGCTTTCTGATACCGGTGTCCGTCTACCCATATCGCATCCAGACACTTTACCGCGGCATTGATGATATCCCGGCTATCCTGCGTGGGCGTCAGTAACTTAATGGATCCGCTGTTACCGTAGTATTTTTCGTTCAGCGCAAACGGCGACGTCTTCACGAACGCCGATATGTGTCGGCAGTATTGATGCTCCCCACGAAGTTTCTCTGCGCCTCTGGCCGCATATGAACAGATAGCCTGGCGCATTTGTTCATAGGTGGTAATGCGCTCCCCGAACGACCGGCTGCAGACAATTTCCTGTTTCACTGGAGCAAACTCTTCCAGCTCAAGACACGGCTCGCCGCGCAGCTCTCTTACGGTTCTCTCAAGCACCACGTTAAAGTGTTTGCGGATAAAGCGGATATCCGTATCAGCTAGCTGCAGGACGGTTTTTATCCCCATAGCCTCAAGCTTTTTACTGATGCGGCGGCCTACACCCCACACCTCATCCACCGGAAGCAAAGACATCAGTTTGCGCTGCCGTTCAACGTTTGACAGGTCGACAACCCCGCCAGTGGCTTTCCACGTTTTTGCCGCATGATTGGCGAGTTTTGCCAGCGTCTTAGTTTGTGCTATACCCACCCCGACCGGAAGCCTGGTGTTGCGGTAAACGGTATCTTTCAGCTCATGCCCGAACTCTTCCAGCACACGGCAATTACGTAAACCAGTGAGATCGCAAAAGGCCTCATCAATGCTGTAGATTTCTACCCGGGGGCACATTTCCTCAAGTGTCGTCATGACCCGGTTGCTCATGTCCGCGTAGAGTTCATAGTTCGAACTGAAGCAAACCACTCGATGCCGGCGGAACTGCTCTTTGCATTTGAAGTACGGATCCCCCATCTTGATGCCAAGTTTCTTGGCTTCGGCAGAACGCGCTATCACGCACCCATCGTTATTGGACAACACGACAACCGGCTTCCCTCGCAGATCCGGTCTGAAAATGGTTTCGCAGCTCGCATAGAAGCTGTTCACATCAACCAGAGCAAACATTACATCACCGGGTTTTCATCAAAACCTGCTTTACTGATGATGTGAGTTACCACCCCTATCAGCTCAACATCCACTAGCATATCCCCTTCAATAGCTTCGCCGTCCTCCGTAATGAGTGAGCCGCCAATAAATCTGGCGAATTGCTGCACGCCGCAATATGAGATAAGTAAAACCGCCGTTGCTAAAGGTGCTGATGAACGCTCAACTACGGCGACTCCGCGTTGCGTCTCAACGAATGTTGCATGCTGGCTTATGCCAGTTGCTTCGTAAATAGGTTGTTGTTGAAGCATAACCCCTCCCACCAATACTGTTTTTATATACAGTAGTTTTTATGGTGAAGGAGATCAAGACAGGCTTCGTCTATTGATGAATGTCACTAATGCAACGCAATGCTTCTTAAGAATTTGCTGGGAAATATTTGTAAATCGTCTTTACCCCAACCCCAATCACATCTGCGGCCTGCTGTCGGGTAGCTCCGTTTGCGAGCATTCGACGACAATGCTCCACAGCGTCGCTAGTCATTATCCGGCGACGTCCGCCAACTCTTCCCTGCTCCCTCGCCGAAGCTAAACCTGCGCGTGTGCGCTCGACGATCAATTCTCGCTCCATTTCAGCCAACGCACTCATGACATGAAAAAAGAAACGGCCGGCAGGCGTCGACGTGTCGATCGAGTCAGTCAGGCTACGGAAATTCACTCCACGCGTCTGCAGCTCCGATACCAGTGTGATCAGGTCGCGCACGCTGCGCCCGAGCCGATCCAGTTTCCAGACCACCAGCACATCACCCGGTTTGAGTCTGCGCAACGCACGCTTTAAACCAGGTCGCCGGGCATTTTTCCCGCTGGCCATATCTTCAAAAACCAGCTCACATTCTGCTCGAATCAGTGCATTTTTCTGTAAATCGAGGTTCTGCTCCCCGGTAGACACCCTGGCGTAACCAATCAGCATCATATAACCCTTTGAAATAGCTGATTGTAAAAAGCTCCTGACTTTCGCTCAAACCCTCGTTTGGGCGAAGCCTCTTTTTGGAGCAAAAAACATGGCCTTTAATCCGCCGCTGGGATCGACTAACGCCGATGTTTTTATGGGCAACGTTCAACGCCTGGATGAACTTGTTAACGGTCCTGCTGCCGACGTTCCCGATCGTGCAGGTGACCCGCTTTATTCGTGGCGTCTAATCCGTCAGAGCCTGATCCCTCTTAGCCGTCAGTATATGACGCTGGCCGACGCACAGGCGGATATCGCGAACATCCCCGAGGGCAGCGCAACGTATTACCGCAGCCCGGATGATAATGCGCTGGCTATTGAGGTTATTAACCACGGCGGAACGCTTGAACCTACCGGGCGTAGGATGCCTTCACAGGCATTCGTTGCAGGTATCGACCAATTTACCGCAGAGCTTTCTGCACAAATCGCTTCTCTTCAGCTAAAAACAGCAATGCTGTCACAATACAGCTCAGATGAGTGGCAATGGATTTTAACCGGGTTACAGGGGCCATCGGCAACAGCGCTTGCACTGGATAACGATTTCGGGCTATGGCTCGCAGGTCTTAAATCATCAGTGCAGGATTATGTAGAGCAGCTAATCCCCAAACAACAGGCAAATCTTTATCAGGGATTACAACATGTCATTGTGGCTCAGAACGGCGTTGATGGTCTTCTGACTATTAATGACAATGGTGATATACGTATTGTCGGCACTGATGATGTTCTTCAGGACAGGCTTAACGCGCTATGTTCCACTAACTTTTCCCGCACCATTATTGGCTTCCAGCATGTCGTTTTTGCAGCCGATTTAAAAACCGCCATTTTTGCAATAGATGATGATGGCGGGGTCCATATTCCCGGTATCGATGGCCCGTTACAGGACAATCTTGGCGAATCACTGGCAACCATCAAAACCGTGGGCGGTGTACCAGCAGCAGCATGGCGCGGAGAGGTGGTCTGGTCAGAACGTCCCGTACTGACTACGCAAAAACTGACGCCTTCCGGTTTCGTTTTCAGTTATCTACCTGGCGGAGAGGCAGTATCTGGTTCCGGGGTGATGTATGTACCGTCAATACGTGAAATGCCGCTTGATGCACCTGAAATTCAGGGGGGCGGTTCAAGTGGGCAGTCTCTGAACATGGAAGCGGATCATGTCGGACAGAATATTGTTAATCGTAATCCCATTTATCGCGGGCGGTTATTGGCCGGGATGAACGGACGGCCTGAAGGTAAAAATATACAGGCGGTGAATGAGGATGACGTATCCACATTGAACGATATGAATTATCCATCGTACCGGCAGGGTAATATTTTACCTATGTACGATGTCCTGATGAATAAGGGGGTAGGAAATACCATATTTATTCATGCGCCTTTTGCAGCAGGTGGTCGTTCATTTAAACAAATCAGCAAAGGGACAATCCCATATCAGAACGGGCAGAAATTTGTGCAGATGGGTAAAGATGCCGCTGATAGTGTTGGTAAGCCGTATACATTCCGGTTTCTGACGTTTGAACACGGTGAAACAGATTCCGATAATGGCGACAATCTTTTACCTGGTGATTACCTTACCAAAGCAAACACCTATTTCTCCGGTCTCCAGTCTGATTTCAAGGCTATTTCCGGACAGACGACTGATTTCGCTGTCATCATCGGTCAGGTGGGAAGCCGATTTTATACAAGATCACAGCCAGTGGATGAAGCCGGTAATGCCCAGGGTGACCCGGTAATCGTTCAGCCTTACTCTATCCCCGCGGTGGATCAGCTGACTTATGTCCGTCAGAATCCGGATACGGCAATCATGTACGGGCCAAAATACCCGCTTAACTGGCTATATAGCGACGGGTCACTCAGCCACATCAATGCAAAAGGCAAGGTGTTACAGGGTGAATATACCGCGCAGGCAATCTACTGGCATCTGTACGATACCGAAAAGAAAGGAACATGGACGGGATGTAAAGTCAGGGATATTACATTAACAGGAAACCTTTTAGAGCTTGCCTGTGATGTTCCCTTTCCGCCACTGATCATCGATACAGATTTTATTGCCAACTGTCCGAACTACGGGATAAGCCTGGAGAAAAACTCAGCCACGGTACAGGCTGTTTCTGTTATCAATGGGAACACAATTCGCGTTGAACTGAACCAGCCTCCCGCACCTGATGACGTCCTGTTAATCGGATTTACTAATACCACACCACATACCAATGGAAATCTTTATCCACTGACCTGTTTCAGGGATTCTTCACAGACCGTGTCACGTTGGGTGACGCTCAATGGCGCACCTTTCCCTCTGTATAACTGGTTATGTCTGGATCGTCTTCCCCTCACTGGAGAAATATAATGGTTGCTGCAATTAATACAGGTAAAGTCTATTCCGGCGCGCGAGCCGCTCTTGACCTTTCTTCCTCAATCCTTGATCCCGTAGTTCTTTTTCAAAACTATAAAGCACGCATAACTGCTGACGGTGGTCATATTCCTGACGAGGCTGGCTGTCTTGAGCGTTTTCGCTTTTTATTGCTGAATGGCATGTATGAGCGAACAGCCGTTTCTGTCACTCCCGCTTTTGGTATCAAAACCGATGGAAGTGGAAATGTGCAGACAATCTATAACCTGACCGGGGAAAATGGCGATCTTCTTGCGGTTGATAATGGCGTACCGCCTGAACAGATGTTATACGACCCGACATCACGCTCGGTTAACGTTCGTATCTCATCTGCCGGTGGGAACAGGCTACTGAGCCGTGGGCAAATCACGGTACAAAAATCATCAAGCTACCTTATCGCTGGATGTATGAGCGATACCAACAGAACGGACGGCAATGGTTTAACGCTTGGTTATGCTGTAAATGGTCTGGCAATGGCTTATATGCGGACAATGATAATCAACAATGAAACGACTGCAGAATCCTGGCGTTTTGGTACCCGTGATTCAGGCTGGCCTGCAGGAAATGGCGGTGCTGTACTGGTTAATTCAAATCACTATGAGGATTACGTACCTGCAGCCGGGTTATTTAAAGTTGCTGCCGGCAAAGTTGAAGGTTACGAGAGAGGTAAACTTTCCATGACTGCCAGTTCCGTTACGGGATCGCTTGCGGACCTGAGAGGACGTCAGTTCCAGCTTGTTATAGGTATCGTAGGAAGCGGAAGTGTCGGATGTGAAGGAACGTTCAGAGATGTACTTCAACTGCATACGGCTTCTGAAGCTGATGGGGTACTGACCTCTAGAATTGGAATGTAAGGAAATGCGCTTTCATTTTATATTTCTGGATGTACTCAAAATGAAACCCACCCGGTAACTCTTGCATACGGTTACCGGGTTAATAGGATTATTAGAAATCTCGCTAAAGACTACTTTATTTGGCAGGGATGCTAAATAAAAAACAGTCTAAAAAACTTCCTTTCATGGAAATGGGAAAACTTATGGATTATAAATTCATGATTTAAAATTAATTATATCGAGGGTAACTTCCTTAAATGGCAGAGAACTTGGTATTACATTGCAAATAATTTAAATTGAGCTAAAAACACCTCATCAATTATAAAGCGAAAATCATTGTCCTCAAGGAATTTATGGTTATGGATGTAGATTTTAAGGCTATTGGCATCTCTCATTTCGACATAGATAAATATAACCGGAATGCAATCCGCGCACTTGGCGAATGTCTTGTGTTGCTGATATCAAGCGGGAAAACGATAAATAAAGATAACATATTGAAAACTATAATTTCTGAAATGGAGAAGCAGCCCGACGACTCTCACAAAGCCTACCGGCTTGCCCTTGAGGTTGTGGGACGGCATGGCCGATAGCCAACATCAGCTAAGACTGGAGATATAGCACTCCAGAATCAGCAAGAAACAACTTTGACCAGATATATTTTTATCGCAAAGAAATTATCTTTTGATGTATACAGTTATTGTGCAAAGCTGCACATAGCAATAATGTCATGAAGTTCTTTCCCCCGTGGAGTGCCTGCCCGGGGGGATTTTTTATGAACCAATTGAGCATTATCGCATGGTCATTTCGCACTTCACCATGTAATAGAATGCAAGAGTTACCGGGTGGGATTCATCCGAGAGGCAGTTCAAGAGAGGTTGCTCCTATCAATTTTCCAGGCTGCCGAAACCGCCTGATAATTTTGCCGTCCATGGCAAGCTCCTATCCGATTTTTCTATCGAGCAGGATCAGCGCGAACTGATTCACAACGTGCTCGAAGCCCTCGTATGCGGTAGTCAATGGTGTTGTCAGCTGCCGGAAATCGCACAAATGCGGCTGCGCGATGGGGTCCATCGACCAATCCCTTTCGAATTTGTCCAGCAGTAGCGCGGCCGCGTTTATGCCAGATACACCGCCGTGCATCAGCAGGCCGATAGCCGCAGCGCCAGGCGTTTCGCAGAACCCGCGCCGGTCCTCTGCGCGAATGAATCTGAGGTAATCAACTGTCCCGTTCCCCTGCATACCCCGCATCAGGTAGTTGCTGTTGTCGAACTCAGGGGTAGTATTCAGCAGCCGGCACGCCCTCAGGTACGTGTAATAGCCCTGGGCCTCATAAGACAGCCAGCGATTGAGGAACGGGTACGCGTCGAACGTGTCCATGAGCGTTGGGTACGCGTGAGTAGCGTAGCTATTCGTCTTCATCATATTAACGATAACGTTTATCGCAGCCTGATAACGACCGGCTGTATCAACCCCGGCATAAATCCCGATCGCCAGCATGCGGTATGCGTCCATGTTTGAGTTGCCACCGCCTTTGTTATTCTCGTTCCCTCCCAGCGGAGCCGCACCGCTTGTCTCAATTTTCTGAGCCAACCCGTCGCACGCACTCGCAATAAATATTTTCAGGTCATCCATCACCGTTGTGTTATTTATTTTCTGCGCGTAGCGGTAATACATCTCCACCGCGGCAAAGCACATGCGCCCGGAAAATTGCAGCGTCCACGCCCCGGTTAAATACGCATTCCCGGCGTTGCTGTACGAGCCAATTTTGTCAGTAATAAACGTTTTGAAATACCCATAGCGGGTATCAAAATCCTCTCCATTGCGCAGGGCATCGTACAGACCGTATACCTGAGGATACCGATAACCGCTGTAATCCGTGGCAGAAACCTGCCCGTTATCGGGATTGGTATATAACTCAAACACCCCATCCATGAGCCGTTCTAACTGCTGGTAAATCCGCTGGCGCAAAACATGAGTAGGTGTGCCGCGATAAAACACTCCGCACGGGCGGTTTAATACCCGGTTGCTGATTGTGTTCTCCGAATCCCCAACTGAATACGGAAATAACCAATGCCCTGCTGGCCATGTCCAGTTTTTCGGCGTGACATATTCCAGCAGGTTGCGATTGTCCAGCGCAGTGAAAAGCCACCCTGTGCGCGACCTTAACGCAGTACCCTGCAGTAGCATCGTTGCAGTGTACGGACGGACGCAACCCCATGTGTTCTCATTTGAAATGGTGTCACGCACTGTATCGCTCATGACAAATTCATTAACGAGATTCCATGTATTATGCCCCTCGAACGGTACGTTAGTGGCGATTGAGGCGCCAGTGTGAATGCTGTACGTGGCATCAGCACCACCACTCAGTTGCACATCAAGACGAACGCCATACAGGTTATTTGCCGGAATTTCACGCTCTGCACGAAACACGTTGTAGATATAGAGCGCACCATTATTAAACAGGCGATATCGGGCAACGCTCCTGATATCCCCGGCCTGCACTCCACCTTGCCCCGCGTGATAAACCGTCTGCTCAACCTCCGCAAATACTGGCCCGGTATTAATTAGAGCAAGCGACGCGCTGATAATGTCCGTGTTTTCTACTGCGGCCCCATCAGTCACTGCAACAATCCTGCGCAGCGTTTGTACTCCGATCGACGCCCCCCCTTTCAAAACGGCTGCAACAGCGCCAGTGTCTGTCCTAAACTGCCAGGTGAATTCACCTACAGTGATCTCCCAGCGGTCCAGGACCACATTTTTACGCAGTTTAGGGTATCCCCACTCAGCAGCAGTTTTCCCTCGGGTACCGTACGTCTCCAGGCGGAATCGACGGGTTGCGTTAGCTGGCAACTCTGCAAAAAAAACAATTTTTCCGGTATTAAACGAAGCATCGACATACCGGGAGATATCAGAATCCCGACGCAGGTTAGCATCCATATCGCCCGCAAATTGACACGGATACTCGATCCCGTTTTCGTCTGTCAGGCGTAACGCTGCATGAGTGGAGACCTCTCCGGGTGAAAACTGGATTGCGATTTCCGATGGAACGCCGGTCATATCCACAGCAGTGATATTTTTTATATCCGCGTTATAGGTGCCGACGAGCGTTGCTGGCGCCATCACCTCTTTTTCAGGATAGGTGTACTGCTCAATCTCTGCTGTGGCGGGAGACTCGATAGTTACAGTCGCCAGGCCGTTAAATACGCCGGAAATTTTGGTATCAATATACAACGACGGGGCCACAGCCCGGTAATGGACGGCTATATTATTAAACGTATTGGCGAAGTAACCAGTCACTCCAGCGGTAGTTAGTTCATATCCGGCTCCGGTAATGTTGGAATTCAGAAAACCAAAACGGACGGTACCACCATCACCACCCGCCACAGAGTTTACTGATGCGCCAGCCTGCGCCCCCTGCGACATTGTAGTAAATCCGTCACTGAATACTGTGTTGGATGCTCCGTCGAACCAGGCATCAGGCGTCAAAGCTGACAACATGACAATAATAGTGACGGTATCACCGATAGTCACCGAGCTAATTTCATCAGGGCTCGCCTTAAACGTGTAATCTCTGTACGGCGTTCTCCACACCCCGTTTGCGTATGATTCCCCTGGATAAATTTTGCGAGAAAATATCGTCTTGTTATCATCTGAGACAGCAGATATCAACGCAGGAACATTGCCGCCGAAAACCAGCGATCCAGATTTAAACAGCAGAACTGAGTTTTTATCAGAATTTAATTGCCCGGTAGCCGTCAGAGTTTCTTTGAGCGCCATATTTTCCGTCAGGACAGCTACCAGGGAGTTAAAATTAGCATTAACAGCATCACTGAGCGGGTCTAAAACACCGTCTGTATACGCTCTGGACTGCATAATTCTGCCGGTCTTGCTCAGCGTACCTCCGTTATTGATTACCTCAATAGCCAGCGCATTATCATCAGGGCTGCGGTAATACGTTGCGCTGCCCTCGGGGATGTTCGCGATATCAGCCTGTGCATCGGCCAGCGTCATATACTGGCGGCTCAGCGGAATAAGGTTCTGATGAATGCTACGCCACGAATGAAGCGGGTCGCCGGCGCGGTCGGGAACGTCGGCGGCGGGGCCGTTCACCAGTTCATCCAGACGTTGAACGTTGCCCATAAAAACATCGGCATTGGTCGTTCCCAGCGGCGGATTAAAGGCCATGTTTTTGCTCCAAAAAAGGCTTCGCCCAAACGAGGGTTTGAGCGAAAGAAAGTTATTTAGGGGAATTTGTGGTTTTAAGAAACGCTGCCGGGGTATGGCGCGTCGTCGTACTGGTAGAAAATGTCGCTGTACTGTCTGGTTGTCACCTGGCAGGTTCCGTCTGCCTGCGGGGCTATCTCCTCAAAAATGGCATCGTAGACACTTCGCGTTGAGCTGCAGAACACCAGCCGTGGTGGCTCAATGCTCGGATCGTCCAGCAGAATTTCATCAAAAGCAGCCTGCCACGGAACAGACAACTGATAATCCCCGACAAAGGTGGCCACCAGCAGCCCGGAGGCAGAACCATCCTGGTAACGCAGAATTGCGCGCGGGTTTTCAAAGGACCAGTCCAGCGGCTCGGAGACGGTAAATACCGTTTGACCGCCAGATGTGGCCATATACATAATCAGACTACTTACCGTTTTATTTCCCGGAATGTCATCCGTCAGCAGAATGCGATCGCCATACTGATAGACCAGCGCATCCAGTTCTGTTGTCGTGTTATGGCCCAGCCGCTGATAGAGGTATTTCATCAGGCGGCGCATGCCGATTTGATAGGCGCGGTTCGGGTCAAGAACCCCATCGAGGGTATAACTCTCAATTTTCCTCGGTGTGGGGTTATCCGGAGTCCGGCATTGCACCGTTTCCTCTGACCACGTCGTGCCATTGATATAAGTGACGTCCACACCATCGTAATCATCGGCGGACGGCGCCGAGAAGGTGGTCTGTAACTCTTCGGTCATCTCATGCGGGCTGATAATGCCGGACCAGTTCTTAATCCCTTCCCTGCCTACAGATGCGAGCCCGTCACTCAGCAGGAAGTACGATTTCCCCGCCGTGGTGATCTTCTGCAGCATTTCCAGTGCCGAGATACTGTCGCCAGTAGCGAAATCAAAATACTCTCCCCGCGGGGTCCAGTAGGTTGCCTCGAGGGTGTTAATGGCTTCGGTGTCCATCGCCAGACCGAGAGAATTACCGACATGATACAGCGCGCTGGAGATTCGCCGCGGAGCGCCGGTATCATAAATACGCGTGGCCACAACGTTAACGCGCCGATCAGACTGCGCCGCCAGTTTGCCGCCAGATTCAACCGTCACGGCCATTAACGATACACCGGCATATGATGCAGGGCGTGTCAGTAACCTGCCGCGCAGCGCCTGCCAGTACATAGAGTCCCTGGAGTTTTTACTCCCCTGTTCATTCCGCCGTCGGCAACGAACCTCAACCAGTCCAGGCGAACTGAGCTCCACTCTTTCCGTAAATCCAAGAGCATTAATGTTTTTCATCCTGTACCGTCCGGTTTTGCTCACCCAGCCAGAACCAGAACCATATACGCGGTACTGAATTTCATAATCAACGTTGCGGAAATTTTTGCCGCCGGATTTCCCGAAACCGCAAATCCCGCTGGGAAAAGAGAAGTTAACCTCAAAAGCATTTACGACTTCATTATCCGGACAAGCGAGAAACGGGCCCATCCAGCTATTGTTGTCGTTAATCCCGGTCGCCTGGTAATCAATCATCGTCCTGGGTGAGTAACCTGGCCAGGTATTATCAACGCTTCCGTTAACCATCCGCTGTACTGTCGCTGTCGTGCCATCTGCGGATGCAATGCGGTATTCATTACCCCGATGCGCAAGTGACAGTCGCTGCACCCCTTCAGGAATGCCGGAAAATGCCGTGCCGCTTCCACTCCCATAAGCAAGAGTGACATTGGCGGTGATCGCCGGGCTGCCGCCGCTGGATGCGGTACCATCGGTAAAAACTGGACTATCCCCGAAAACGGCAACCGGAAGTGATGATGCGGTAATACTGCCGCCCAACCACGGGCTGGACTTCTCAATGATGCGAACTACCCCGCCATCATCCTGAGCGACCAGGTTCGACCCGGCGATCGCTTCATTGATTGCCGCCAGCAGGCCAGACATATTGCCGTAGTTAGCGATCAGCGAAACGGTATAAGTAGTCGCCTGCCAGGTCAGGGTAAACGTCTGGCTGCTGGTCGAAAAATCATAGGTTGTTGGGGCTGCACTGCCGCGCAATGAAGCTGCCGATCCCCCCACACCCGGAACAGCATCCTGCTTTGGCGTGAACGTAGCGATGAAGAGATCATATTCTGCCCCGTTAATTTCCAGTGTAACGGGCATGCCGGCATAGGGGTTAATCTCAGTCAGCGTATCACTGAACAGGACGCTGTAACCCGATGAAGATGAGATCAGGTAGTTGGTCGGCGCGATGATAGTCACCAGCGCACCTTCCACCCAGGACTCAGGCAGAGAATCATCGTCATCATCATCACTCAGCCCGGTGAACGAAACCGACGCTCCCGAAACGGTCATGCTGTCGGCGGTAATATCGGATGAATCCGGTGCCGTCTGCGCCATATCAAGGCCGCTGCCGCTGGACGTTCCGCCCACCTCGGTAGAGTTGAACCAGTTTTCACTGCGGCGATCGCCGGAAACATCCGCTCCCGGCGGATACAGCGTCCAGGAGAATGAATCACCCAGGGCGGAAATAGGCGTCGAACCAATCCTGATATCGCCGTTAGCAAATGCCACATTTCCACGACTCACGCAGATCAACATCTCAACTGTCATTCTGGTTGGGTCATCAGGGTTAAAACGACTGACCGGCTGAACAACATAATCCGGATAAACCCGCGCACGCCCGAACAACTCCCGGATAGGATCGCCAAGTTTTGCCGTGTTCGCCTTTGCCGGGTTTAAGTCCAGAGACTTACCCGTAGATGAATCGTAGGCCCCCGTATCGAGGTTATTCATCATGTAGATGGAATAAGCTGCAGCGGCTACCGCTACAACCAGAGCGGCAATAGCAAAACCTGTCGCGTAAGGGACGGGGTAAATCTTCACGTCAGTATCTGGTACCAGTTCGCACCGCGGCCATTCCTCTGATTCGACGGGCACGCCATCAATCTCAACGCTGATTGGCTGCGGTATTCCGGGATCATAATTATCGACGTTCCTCTGCATCCACTCATGCAGAGTCGTTCGTGCATGCTGATGGGTTTCCAGTGGTTCGCCGGGTAGTCTGGAGGGATAAATACGTATCGTCATCGCCAGAATTCCACCTTGATAAATCGCCGTTTAAATTTCCAGACCGGCATAAAAGAAACGTTCGAGCCGGGGTTACATTCCGCTACCTGCAGCAACCCGTTCAGCTCAACAACAATCCCCACATGGGTGACTATTGTTCCCGAATAACACGCCACGCCAGCGCCGACGCATGGTTCACAACGCTCAAGCTTCAACATCAGCTTTCTGGCTTCTTTATCAAGGCCGCCGCCATCTTTGGTCACACCTGCAAAGTCTGGCCATTCGGGTAATCCAAGGTCGCGTCGTATCTCATTCACGATGCCAAAACAGTCGAGTTTGGGAAAAGAGCGACCGCCCTTCAGCCAGGTGACCGAAAGGTATTTATCAGGTTCAAACATGGGGAAACCTCAACTCATGTAACGGAGGCCAGGATACTCATTAAGGGTGTAACGGAATCTCGGCCAGGCGGTATCGAGAACGTTCATATAGCCAGCGGTAATTTGCGCCTGCAGCGCCGTCCAGGAGCCCGATTTGATAGCGAGCGTATACGGCACAGAAGCCGGGGCATTCAAATCTGTAGAGACATATTGCCTGTAAGTCAGAGATGCGTTTGTCAGGCTGGCCAGCGCATCACGAATAGCCGTACTCACCTCTCCGTTTATATTGCTGATAGCGAACTGTAAATCCTGTGTACCGTCGCTGTTTCTGGCCGGGATGGCGATATCGATAGCTGCGGCTGAAAAGGTTATAACAGCGCCATTTTCGGTCGTCGCTGTAATATCGTCGTAGCCCTTGCAGAAATAGTGCACCGTCGAACCGATATTGATTTGCAGCGTTTCAATGATGACTTCTGATCCGCTACTGGCATAAAGCCGGTTAAGCACCGTCATGCTTTGGCCACTCCCTATTTAATGCGATATCAAGCAGTGAACTACCTGCTATCCACTCGGGGTAGTTACCCCACGGCGGAGGCAATAGTGGACGCTCCCATAACTCCAGCGTTGCCGAATACCGCCAGTAGATAGGAGCCACCAGCACTGGCCCCTGATAGATATCAGTAAAACGACATTTGTAGAATTTTATGCCTGCGGGGGTTTGCAACTTCATCATGAACCAGGCCGCACCATCATAGAGCGCATCGCGGTACCACGATTCAAACGTGAGCCCCTGAACATCGCTCTCCATAAACCAGGATACCGTCGCTTCCGTAGGAGTCGAGGTATACGCCCCGCGTTGTCGCGCACGGCCAGTAGTGAGTTGAGTTCGTTTCAAAGGACTGACTGGCTGGAACCCATAGCCTTCCTGCAGTGGCATTGGGAGATAGTCGTGTGGGTAGAGGATATCTGCCATGTTATTCCTTATACCCCCTCACGTAGCGACTCTTTAAAGCACGGCCAAAATCGCCCTGCGGCATCATGACCTCCTTCGTAAGCTCCCCTTTCAACTGCCTGGAAAGCTGTCTGTTATTCTGGTTGAGCGTAGAATTAAGTTGCTCAGGGGTGACCCCTTGAAGGTTAAACTCTTGGGTAATCGGCGCATGAACAGTGGTTCGCCGGCTGTTGTCGCTGCTAACGTTCTGAACGCCAGTCCCAAACCCCGAACGGCCCAATGTCGCATCAAGCGGCTTTCCGTCCCGTAACGCCTCAAGCTGCGACACGCCGATTCGATTTGTGGACTCCTGATCGAAGACATATTCCCCTTTATGGACAATACCTGCCGGCTGATACTTTCCGCCTGAGCCAGTATATCCACCAGAAGCAAAGCCGACGGCGGCAGCGCTGGAGATGCTGGACGTTATGGTAGCCATGAGGCCTGCAACAGTAGCCATCGCTGCTAAGTTATATGGAAATGGCTGGCTTGAAAGCGCCTGGGCCATTGCCATTGGCAATTGAACAGCTGCCTGAGCAAGTGCAAAAGCTTTCTGCGTAACAAATGCCGCTTTATACATCACGGATTGCTTACCAAACATAGTCCCCATAGCATCGGTGATACCGGAGAAAGAGTTTTGCGCTGATTGCATCTGTGCGGCATTAATGGCGGTGCTTAGTGCCAGTTGGTTCTGTTGTCCTTGCTGTTGGAGTGCAAGCAGTTGCTGCTGCTTCTGCTGCTCATTCAGTAAAGTATTTTGTGTGATCGCCTGCTGTTGCTGATTCAGCCAGGCAGCATAATCAGTCTGGGCTTGCTTCAGCTTTTCGATAACCTCAAGCTGCGGATCAATTTGCAGCCCTATCATGTTCAATCCCTGCCCTGACAGGTCGCTATTGGTTGCTCCAGACGTCAGCGTACCGCCGGCCTTGTTCACGCCTGATATAACGGAATCAGGCAGCACTGATTTACCAATCAGGTCGCTCGCCTGCTTCCCTGCAGCCTCCGGCGTCAGTTTCTTCAGCTCAACCATCTTTTGAAGAATTTCTAGACGTTTTTGCAGCGTCTCATTTTGGCGCAATTCCTTTGGAGCAATCTGCTCCTGCATTTTCCGGTAGTCGTCCAGCACCTTGACTGAGTTTTGCAGGGCTTCCTGCTGCTTGTAGGCCTGTAGTATTTCGTCAGAACGGGAAAGAATCGACTTCTGGTCGGCGGTTAGCTGAGTTTTAGACTTGAGGTCTGCGATCTGCTGCTCGAACTTAACCCGTGCCTGCGTAGCGCTATTAAGTTTATCGCTGGCATCCAATTGTGACTGCATCGCGGCAGTCTGCTGATGTATCTGGTCAAGAAGCCGAGTCGCTGCGTCCTCTGTAAATGTTTTACCTTTTATCTCTTTCTTAGGTTTTTCATTTCCCTGTTTTTTGGCCTGATCCAATTCCTTTTCACGAACGGCAATGAGCGCATTAGCTTGTTCAATCGCCTCTTTGTTCCCTGAGAAAGCTATTTTTCTTGATTGCGCCCTCGCTTCCTTTAGCCTTGCTTCGGCGCCAGCGACTCTGTCAGCCGCCAAATACTCCTTATTAATCCAATCAACAGACTCTGCAACAGCTTTATTACCCTCAATAGTCAGAACATTCATCGTTGATTGCAGGTCGATGGCCTGTCCGATAAATCTCATTGTTGGGTCTATTGCACCACCAAGGGCAACATTCTGCTTACCCTTATCGGCAGCTGTGTAATAGTTTTTGACCTTTATTGCCGCAGCCGTCCAAGAGTCGCCAATTTTCAGTATCTCTCGACGATGCATGTCAATATCAGCATTCAGAGCCGTAAAATTAGCTGAATCCTTATATTGAGAAACTTTTTGTCGTGCTTCATCGTAGCTATATCCGACATCAATTAATTTATTTACTGCCTCGCTGGCACCGTCATTGGTCGTAATAAACATATTGCGAACTTCTTCAATAGCCAGCCCCGTCTTATCGGATATCGCAACCATGTTAAGCGCAAGGTGTTCGGCAGCATCACCATTAGCACCAAGCGATGTTGTAGCAATTTTCGTTGCTGCTTCAATCTCCAGCCGATTTTGGTAAACAGCATAAGTAAGGAGGCCAACTGCCCCCGCAGCTACGGTATATGGATTTACCAACCCCATTACGTAGGTGGATACACCTTTAATCGCAGGAATAATTCCACCGAACATATCTTTTAACTGCCCGCCCTGCTGCATAAGCACCATAAAAGGGGACTGGCCTGTAGAGAGTCCGACTACGATATCCGTCATCTGAGCGGGGATCATGCGCATTGCAAAAGCTGTCTGGGCGGCAGACTGCCCAGTTTTTTTCAAGTCGTCACTAAAGCCGGTTAATTTGTTACGAGTCTCTTCGATTCGCTTTGAATAAAGCTCAAATGTATCTGTATCTACCATCCCTTTGGATTTGAATTTCGCCAAATCCTGTTGTTGTTTGTCCAGCTTATTCAGGGCGGCATTCACCGGGTCAATACGATCGAGAAGTTCAGATAGAGCCTGCTTTTCTTCGTCCGTAGCCTTTGTCACCTTGCCAGCGCTCGTAGATGCACGGTCTCCAGCTTGGGTCATTTTAACCAATGCAGTTGCGAGATTATCGGCCTGCTTTTCTGCCCCAGAGCTGTCGATAATGATTGCGAGGCGTGAGGTTTGTTCTGTCATTTAGCGATCTCCGGGCAATAAAAAACCCCGCCGAAGCGAGGTTAGAGCTTTAAAACTGTTAGGCTTTTAATTCATTGACGGTAAAACATGATTGCGCCGATAATCGCCGCAAAGACCGCCAGCACAATCCCCGCGATTAACTTTACATTAACGTCAGCCAGCCTATCACTGTCCCCAGCATCGTCAGTGTTAACTATTGTCTTCAAAGGGGTTACATCACTCCCGCAATGCTTACACTTCACCGCTTCGGGATTTATTAATTCTGCGCAGTAAGGGCATTTGACTGAAGTTCCGGACCCTTTTAGCTTATCTCCCACCAGAGCGATGATGATACCTGCGATGGCTACGAACCCTCCAAATATCATGTAATTTTGGCGCGATGACATTAATCCAAGATTGTTAACCCTGTAACCACCGCTTGTCGCTACTGTCACATCCATGAACAACGCCGATACAGCAAAGATCAACCCTATTGCAATCGCTATATAACCAATAATCTTCACTAGCCTACCCCATTAGTTAAAAAGCCTCCCCCAAGTGGGCATGAATAATCACAACAAAGATTATCTAAAGTTACTAATTACTTTGTATCGGATGCTCTGGTTGGTAGCTTCAAGAACTTCAATTTTGGCACCTTTATAACCTATAACTTTAGATTCAGATAAGTCATATTCAACATCGTTGTTGAAAGCTGGTCTAGCCATATCAGATGACGACTCACGGTAGCCTATGTTGATTTTGTTACCAACACGCCCGTTATACAGCAGTGTCTGCTGAAAATTATTAGAAGAACTAATGTTCAGGTTAGTTTTTTCAATAGGCATGTTGTCTTCACATGTTGATACTGAGAAGACGGTAATCACACAGAGTGTTTTGGTGCCTTCTTTAACCATTAATGCCTGCCACATGTCAGCCAACGCAGCTTTCTGAACATTTGCTGAATCGGCCATGCCTGTAGGCATATAGAACTCAGATTTGCCATCCTGACCGACTTTTTTTAGATTCCCTGGTGTTACAGTATAAGCCCATGAAACCCTGGCAGGAGCGGTAACTTTTATCCCTTCATATTTTGCTAAAATTCCTTGAGATAACAGAGAGTCTCCAACATACGATGTGTTTACGGAACCTACTGGCGGTTCACTTAAACTTTGCGTTGTTGGTGCATAGTTGTACTTAGGCGAAGTACACCCCGTCAGTAAAACAGCCCCCAATGCCATTGCCAATATTTTATTCATTCCATGCTTCCTATGATTACAATCGGAAACATCCTAACACATGGATGCAGACAGACAATGATATGACTACTTCACTTTTGCCTGTCTTTTCTGCTCTGCTGCCCACTCGTCACGCCACACATCGTCGAGCGCCAGGATAGCGGCGTCAAACTCGGTGCGGTCAATCAGAATGGTGCGTGATGCCAGATATAGCTCAATATCATTCAGGGACAAAGGGAGCGGTACTCCGGCCATGCCGGCATATTTCCTGCTGCGCGATATCATGGCATAGGCATTGAGGATCTCCCCTGTTACTGCATCAATTTCTGGCTCAGGAATCGGCGGAAGGTTCAATTGCTCCCGACGCCATTTAGCCTTATCTCCCCTTTCGCCCCCGAACTCCTTTAGCCACGCCTGCGCCTCTAGGGCTTTTTTACGGTTTCCTGAGTCTGCTGCTCCTTACCCTGAGCTATGTTCGCAGCCTCTGCCAGAATCAGCCAATACAACGCGGGGTTCTGCTTCAGTAACGCGACGCCAAGTTCTGGCGTATACGTTACAGCCTTCTCAATACCATCCACCAGCTCACCTACTCCCTCCCAGTCTTTCAAAAGGAAGCGCGCGCAGTTATCGATGAGAAGATCATCAATTGAGTCAATTTCACCCACGCTGGCGAGATCGAACGCGTCGGTACCGACCTTATAGCTCGCGTCCATTTTGTCGATATGGCGCCGCACCAGCGCATTACGTGAGCGGTACTGTGGATTCTCGCTGCTGGCCACCAGCAGGCGGAGTTTAAACAGTGCTTCTTCTTCAGGTGTGAATTTCTTATTACGGCCATCAGGCTTTTTAAAAGGGAAAAACCAACGCTCGCCACTCAGATCAAGTCGAGAAGAAATAATCAGCATACAGACTCCATAAAAAGCCCGAACCGCGATGTTCAGCGGAACGGGTCAGGGAAATTAAGGTGCGGTGACAGTGATTTCAGAGGTTGCCGTAAAGGTGCGAGCCTTCCCGGTGATCGTGGCGTTCCCGGCAGCATTGCGGGTCACTTTCGCCGTTTTTTGCCCGGTAGAAACTACGCTGGCAATCGCAGGATCCGATGACGTCCACTGGACGATATCTGTTGAATCAGCAGGCGTAAGCGTGGCAGTTAATGTCACCGTAGAGCCGACTGCGCCATTTGAAGTGGCTGGCGCAACACTGATTGCCGTCGCCGGTACTTTTGGCGCGCGGGTAATGGTTGGCGGCGTATTGGCGGCCGTGATATCGAGCTGAACCTGTACGATGTCAGTATTCGCGGCGTCCGGCCAGTCGCCAGAAATCTGCACTTCAGGAAAGCTGAAGGTATAAGCGCCTTCGGCGTTCTCCAGAGTGAAGGTAAACGGCACCGTTTCGCCGGTGAAGGTTTTTTTATAAATCTCCCAGGCTGCCTTGGACCATGACAGCGTGATCTGGCCTGACGGTGTAAAGGTAGTCGGAATGTTTGCGCCAGCAAATGCTGAGCCGGTACCAATACAGCGCTGAGTCTGCATGTTGTTATCAAACTGGATATTAAACGTATCCACACAGAAGCCGGCGCCACCCGCTACCCCATTCAGACTCAGGCCTGTCACTTCCTTAAACGAATAGCGCAGCGCGCCAGCACCATCCACCGGGTTAGTGAAATAGCTGGTATCGTCGGCTTTGGTTTCCCAGTCTAGCCCGGCGAAGGTAATGGTCGCAGTGATGTCGCCATCATTCGGGATTTCAATCTGGAAAGTGGCAACCTGGCAACCGCGGGCAATCTGTGCGATCCCTACATCATCAGCGTATGAAGAAACTGAAAAAGTAATGCGGTTGTTGCCCATCGTCAGCACATTATCGAGCCAATCCGCTCCGAAACAGCTCGCCAGAAAATCATCATGCTGATTCCAGCGAAATTTGGTGCCGACATCACCGCCGACATCAATCGTGCCACGGGAAACGCCCTGCGCCATACGGTCACCGCCGATCTCATCGTTATCGTTGGTGTTCTGCGTTGGCATCAGCCCGAACGACGAACGGCGTAACAGGTTCCAGACACCAGCAGAGGGTGTCTCTCCCGGTGTGGTTTCGCGAATAAACGCGGTTACTACTTTTGCGCCTGAACTCACAGGAGCCTCCTGTTGATTGTGCGCTACAGAGCGCGATAAGGGATTTGAAGATTGAGCTGAGACCAGCCATCGGTTTCACCTGCCGGGATGGCGGATACGGCGAAATAACTTAGCGCTCCGTCGTCCTGAAACTCGAAGAGTTGCGTCAATTTGTCGGCGGCCTGAGTCAGCTGCAGAGTGCCTGAACCAACAGGGACGAAAAGCTGGATGATGAGAACCCCTGTTCGGTGGACAGTCGGCCCCGCTCCAATTTCGTTAGCACCTGCTTGTCCGGGTATGTCAGTAAGACGCGCCCAGATTTTTCGACCGCTGGGATCGAATACAGGACCGTTTGGGTAGTCCACCGCATCCTGGGCAATAGCGGTCTGCGTCGTCATTCGCCTGATGACAACGTTTCTTATTTCTGTGAGGGTCATTTGTAGGCCTGAATCACACCATTAAATGAGACGGCATAGACGCCGGTCGGCGCTTGCGTAGAGTGGCCATTCTCCAGCGGTACGGAGTAAGGGAGGTTTGACTGAATGTAAATCACCGAGTAGGCCGGCGCCTGATTGATGATATTTTTCCCGTTGAGGAATGTCATCGTTCCCCGCGGGTCAGGCTCTGATGGTAGTGAATGATCTGGTTCTCCAATACTGACAAAGTGTGACGCCCGGAAAGTTCCTGCGCGATACTCAGCCGGACGCCGGATATCCATGCCATCGTTAACACGGACTTTCTTTCTGAGACGGCCTGTCTTTGTCAGGTTGGCAGGATCGGCATAAAGAGATTCGTTCCATTCACCTACCGCTTTGTTGTACTGAACCGCAGTGGCGTTGATGGCCCACAGTTCCGGGTTACCTACAGGCGATCTCTGAACGATTTCATTCAGCAGCTGAATGGCGATAGTTCTCTGCCGTAACCTCACATCGTCCTCCACCAGCCCGGCGAATGCCGCCGGGTCAATGTTCCAGCCCTTAGCCATATCACGCCCTCCGCAGTTGAATGGAGTACGCAGCACCAGCAGAGTCGGCTGAAGCGGTAATGACCTCGTAGCGCTGGAGTACGCCAGTAATCGGGTCAGGAGCCGTGATGATGTGTTCAACCGCTGGCTTGTCGGTGACCTCATTAACCAGGGCGGTGAGTTTCACATCACCATGAAGGATGTTAACGCCATCGATGCGGCGGAGTTTATAGCGCGCCAGCACTCCGCGCCCCGAGTAAGTCACCTGCGTTTCAGTGCCGGTTTCCGTAACCGGGTCCCAGTCACCTCGAACGGTGTATGTTCCAGTGAAATCCTTAACAGCATCCTGCAGGTCAGTATCGAATGCCGCAGCGACTTCGGTTTGCAGTTCGTCACGAATTCCCATTGCACCCACCACTACGCTGCTGAGGTTTAACGATCACCGTACCGTGGAGTTTTCGGGTATAAATTTCGCCGTTGCACTTAACCCGCAGCGGAAGTGGACCAAACTCAACAACGCCCCTTGCCGGGTTTGCGTAAACAACATGTCTGATCGGGTTTCCATTCACAAACACATCGCGAGGACCGAGCCCGTCGCCGGCATAATGTACATCTGGCTTTTGCATGTTTCCCCCTTACCGCCGCTCAATATGAGCATGGATAAAGTCGGTTTTAAGCGACTCCATAGCGCCAACCATCACATAAGGACGTCCGCCGTTATGCCAGCAATCAATCGCGTTACCCTCATCATCAAGCAGTATCACTGCGACGCTGTGGCAACCGCCATTTTCAGCACGCTCCAGAGCCTGTTTCAGTAAGCGAATTACCTGATCATTATCGATGTCGTGATGGCTGGACTTTTGAAATGGGACCACTTTCAAATCGGACATATCACGCCCTCACAAAGAACGTCTGGAACGGGTTAAGCATCCACGGCTTGAGCATATCCAGCGCCAGTTGCAAATCAGGATCGAGTAATTCCGTGCTGGTGGTTGAGAGCTCAGCAAAAGTGCGGGAAACCTTCACATCATCGGCCTCGACGCTTTTGCTCGTCACCACCCCGGAATCTGTTTTTTGCTGATAAAGATTGCCTGCAGCGGCTACGGAAGCGATAAACGCTCCGGCTTGCTTAACTTCTTCAGGAATATGCTCCAGGTCGATATCCTGAAGGTTAAGCGCCGTCATCCAGGTGTTTGCCTGGAGCACGGCTTTAGCCTTTTTGTCGGCGGCAGCCCAGGTATCCCCCAGCAACTCGTCAACGTCCTGGATTGTTATATAAACGGTCATCGGATCCTCACCAAAAGAAACGGGGCTTTCGCCCCGTCAGTTAACCACCCGCTGGAGCAGTGAACGCGATCGCTTCAGTTGTTTTCACCACGCCGTCAACGGTAGCCGTCACCGTGAAGGAGCCGGCCGTAGCAGAGGTGAGTTTCACCGTCGAGCCACCAGCAGACCCTGTCTGTGACGTCGAAGCACTGAGTGTGCCGCCTGTAGACGTCCACGCTACAGATGCCCCGGAGACTCCTGCACCATTTCTGGTGTACTTGAGCGAAACGGTCACCGCGTCGGTACTGTCAGCAGTTGCGGAAGTTTTATCCACTGACAGGGTTACTCCCCCGCCGGAGCTTCCAGCTTAATCAGTACGCCTGCAGTGGATTTGTTACTGGTGAAATGTTTTTTCCAGTTCGCACCAGTGCCGATTTTGGTCAGATCAGGGTTAGCGCCCTTCGTTTCATCCCAGCTGTAACCCAGCAGCTCAACGTTAACCGTACCCTCCGCGCGATAGCCGATGGCAAGGTTTTCCTGATTGTTGATGTCGTAAGAACGGAAACCCGGAGCCTGTGATTCCGTTACGGAAACCGCACCGGCCACCAGCCCCAGAATCGCATCAACTGGCATGGTGTCGGTAACCAGTACAGGCTTACCGAGCGTACCTGGCTGTCCGCCATAAACCACCACGCCCGCTTCTTCGTAGATCTTGTTGTCAATAGACTGATCAACAATGTCGAAATAGGTCGTGGAATGCATAACGAACAGCGCAACACGGTTAAACTTATCGCCGTATTTACGCAGGCCGCGGGTCAGGGTTTTTTTACCATCAGTGGCAATATCCGCTGAAACCGTCATATCAGCATTTGCGCCAATGGCTGCCACAAGTCCCTGAAGTGCATACTTGATATAACCTTCAAGCGTCGCATCAGCGACGTCGACGCCGATCACCTCGGAGAATTCGCTTACATCGCGACCACGACGTTTAAACGCTTCTTCAGTGGTTTCGTACGGGCCGTATTTCCACGGCGCCTTAACGCTGACTGACTCACCGGCACCGATTTTTTTCCCGTCTACAGTGCTGGTGGAGTTAACGTCGCGCGACTCAATGGAGCCGCCAACTTTATAGAAGGTACGTTTACGGAAATCACCCTCGATCAGTTCGTTATCAAGAATGATTGCGCCATTTGAGGCGGCGTTGAAGACTTCCAGATTATCCTGGCGACGCTCAAGAAACGCAGTCTGCGCGAGGTCGTCATAGATAATCAGGTCACTGTTTACGGTCGTAGGCATTGATTAGTCCTTACTTAGGCAATTTGAGATAGGCCTGCTGGCCATGTTTGCGGATGTAGTCCGCTTTATCGCTTGAGCTCATTTCTGAACGTTTGAGGCTTCCGCCGCCGCCACCTGGCTTGTGACCACCAGCCCCGGAGCCTTCAGCGCGTGGGAACAGGTGCGGGGCCGTCTCTTTCAGAGATTCAGCCCACTCAACAGGGGTGAGCGGAGTTTTGCCGTCTTTACCGAACAGAACATCGCCATTTGCATCAACTGCTACGGCCTCGCCTTCGTCGTTGAGCTGGAAAGTGCCTTTAGCACGTAGAATCAGATCGTCGGATGCTTCTGGCAGCGCGCCAGCCTTAAGCGCTGCGCTGCGGATAGCATCACCCAGGACACGATCACGAAATTTGTTGGAGAACGCTTCCGCCTTTTCAGCGCGTTCATTAGCGGCTTTGATTTGCTTATCCGAATCGGCGCGGAGGCGTTCAGTACGCTTGTTCAGCACCTCATCAATTTTGCCGCCGGCAATAAGCTGCGCTTCTTCATCATCAGAGAAACGCTGGAGAATGGTTTTCACCGCGTCAGGATCGATACCATCAAAACGCTTAAGCGACTCAGTGGACTCTTTGAGCTTACCGAGAAGTTCGCTATTTTTATTCTTCAGGCCAGAGACCTGAGCATTGACCTGCTCATCGATCAGCTTTTGGATTTCCGGCGTAATCTCAGGCGCACCACCACCGGAGCCACCGCCATCACCACCTTCACCACCAGCTGCCGAATAATATTTAATGAGCATGTTACGAATAAGCATGTTGTCCCCTTGGGATAGTTACCGTGGGCCTGGCCCAATAAAAAAAAGGCCGCCCGAAGGCAGCCTGATTGAAGAATGTTTGTTGATTAAATTCTGGCGTTCCTGAATGCCTGCTCATCCTTTGAGCGCAACTGGTCCAGCGTCAGCCACTCGCCCCTGTCGTTGTAGAACTCATCGGGAGACATGCCGCCATCACGAATCAGCCTGGCGCGCGTTTCTCCGACAATCTCAGCTTGTCGCGTGAACGACTGCCGGGAGAACCAGTCCTGGTAATTCGTATCGGCCGGAACCTGTCCATCCATGCTGGCGCGCGAGCTGCCCTTGATTTCGCCGACTTTGATACCCAATTCCTCGGACGATTTCAGAATGTAAGTTTCGGTGCTACGACAGCAAAAGTGGATTTTCCCCGGTCCCTGCAAATAAGGCACCTTGTGCCCTATCGGTTTGTTATCCAGCGTGTACTTGAGGCGGTCGCGGATCCGACAATCCTTTGATGTCCGGTTATCCAAAGTGGATAGCCATTGTTTACCCTTCAGAATGTCGTCGTTCGCCGCCGCAAAGCTTTGTCTGGCTGTCGATGCAAGATGCCCTACTGCCGTTTTTGCAATGCTGGCAGCATTGGCCCGGCTCATCTGCAGCGCGCCGTCCTGGTAACCACGATTAGCATGGCCACGGACCTTTTTTGCGATTTGCTCCTGCGTATCGCCCAGCAGGAATCCCTGCCTCACCGTATTGGATATCCGCGCCATCCGATCAGCTTCGAGGTTGCTGGCCCATTCACTAAGCAAACGTCCCTGGAATGGACGCCCCATCGCCGCGGCATAAACCGCATCCGGGGAGATACCCACCAGCGGATGAAGAGCGAGAACATCGTCGGGAATAGCAAACTGGAAGAGGCTCATCTGAAAAGTGGCTTCGTGCTTCGCCAGTTCCTGCAGCTCGGCAGTAAGAGCTGCATACATCGACTGAATCGCATCCTTGTTTATCGCCCTGACGCTTACCAGTAACGCTTCCAGACGCGAAACGGTAAAGCTCTCAGCGTCCAGCGTATCAATAGCCACCAGCAACCTTGCGGTAAGTTCGGCGTCGCTGTCATTCAGGACTTTTATCATCCTGTTGGCAACGCCAGTACTGTAGCGGCTCACCCATATAGCGTGGGCTACGGATTCATCCTGCAGTTTGTCATTCGCCGTTGCCATTATTGCCACCAATCAGGTTAGGCGCGCCGTTACGAATAGCGTCAATGACAGTTTCAGGGTCATCAGCGGGATCTATCAGGTCAAGCCTCTGCAACGCTCTGACCATATCCGTGTCGCGGATCGCACCGGACTGCCAGGCATTGACGATTGCCGTTACCATGCCCGATTCAGCGACTTTGGCAATAAACTCCTGATTAATGCTGTAACGGTATTCCTCGCCCTTAATGCCGAGATACCTGGCGCACCAGCCGAGCGCCAGCGTGTATGCCTCCGAGACGTTGGAAACGCAAATGCCCAGCACCGATGTGGATGCGGTTTGTTCACCGCTCGATTGCGTGGCGGTTTTAACCGCGCTGTTTTGCTCGATAAGCCGGGCGCCAAGCTGAACAGAATAATCACGCTTACTGTCCATCGCCTCTTTAGCCAGGGTGTTTGGTTGCGCCTGAGCATACGTAAAACTCCCCTCCTTCGGCAGCAGGAAAGGAGAACGAGAACCGACACGAATTCCCTTATCCTGCAACCAGTCACGCCATGCTGTATCAAGACCTGAAATCACCGGCTGCACCTGACCGCAGAAAAATACGCTGTCTTCGTAATCTGCCGAATTACGATAATGACCAAGGTTGATTTCAACAAGGGCAGCTAAAGGCGACTCATCGATGGTGGGATCGTTATTCTGCGCACCAACAAAGGTAAAGGGAATTTCATCCCAGAATTCCTCACCTTTTGGCTTCGGCTGATACTCGGAAGTGACGGAAAAAGAGCCTGCGTCAGCTGACTTTCGCCATACCCGGCAGACAAACTTTCCGTTCTCCAGAGCCAGTTCGCGATACTGGATTTCATCCTCGTACGCAAAACCATCTTCCTTTTCCATGCATTCGCGTAAAACCACCAGCACCAGTTGATCACGTCCATTGATGTGTTTGGTGCGCCAGTTAATGATGCTTTCCGCCTGATAGCGAAGAATGATCGCCTCGTTGGTCTCTGCTGCATAATCCGTATAAAGCCCCTCGCGCGCGGCCTCCAGAATATTTTCTGTAACCTGCTGGGACTGCTGATAAATGCTTGCACCAGCACCGTCGGCGTTATCTCGAAGATAATTCAGCTTTTCCGGCGCGGTCATGGTCGGGTCTTTTCGGAATGCCAGCCCCAGTAAACCCACCTTTGTATTGCCCGTTATCGCGTAGAAAACGGCGCGCTGAATGTAATCGGCATTGCGCTTTTTATTGCGTGCAGACTTATCGGACGGATCCAGAAAAGGGAGGTATTCATTCCCGGCGGCCTTTACAGCATCAGCCCCTTTGCACACGTCACGAATTTTTTTCCACACGGGCATCGCCGCCCTGACCTCAGGGCGAACGTAAGTAATATCGTTATTGGCCATCAGAATGTCGTGTCCAGTGAAATAGAGAATGCAGGTCGAACGATTGGGAATTGCTTCACAATGAAGTAACCAGCGCCATCGTTGGGGTGATCGTTATCGCTCTTTTTATCCGGCTCGCCGTTTTTATCCCACACCTGTTGTTCCAGGCAGTCGGCATAGACCGGGCAGCGAGCCACATTCACCTTGTATCGGCGATCGCCATTGCCATTGCAGAACATGGCGTTCATGGAGTTGATGCGGTCCTTTACTGGCGGGTTTGCGTCATCAACGATGACGTTAAATCCGGCCTGTCTGAGTTGCTCAATATCTGTTTTGCTGGCGTTGTTTGACTTCCTGGAATCACCAGAGGCATCCGGATAAATATAAATCTCGCGGACCTTGCGGTAGTCTCCGTCGGCATACAGCCAGAAACGCTCCTTGATGATGCGTATCATGTCTGGCGTATCGTAAGCGTTGATAATCTCGGTTACCGCGTGCGGTAAGCCGAGCCGCAATACATGGACGATTCCGGCCATCTTCCCGACGTTGAAGTCCATCCCGATATAGAGTGCTTCACCCGGCTGCTCTTCTTCGCTGGAGTTGTTCAGCACCCTGTCGAACTGGTGATAAATGGTGCCACTGGTCAGGTTAGTAAACTGGCCGTTCAGATATGCCTTGATCAATTCCGGCGGGTAACTTGCCAGGAGCGAAGGAATATAGTCATCCGGCAGGTTCTTTTCATTGTCGAATGTCGAAGCCTGTACCAGACCATACATCGACCTCAGTTCAGGCTTTTCCCTCACAGCCTTAACAAACTGGTTATAGACGAACTTAAATCCTTCTGGTGTGGTGGTCACGTCAATGCCGTTACGGAGACCATCAACCTTATAACGCATACGCGCGATGATTTTTCGCCACGCCTGACGCGCCTTATCCGCTTTCAGAACGTCGAGCTCATCCACCAGCGCATTGCCAATTTTAAAGCCAACTATCGTGTCCGGCTTTTCCATCGAACGACAAATTGTCGTGCCGCGGTACTGGCGGCCACTGTAGAAATGGACCTCTTTGTTGCTCTCAACGATTTTGACTTTCAGTCCCCAGTCGTGAGCAACCTCTTCCACCGTGGGATAGAAAATATCGCGGATCTGAGGATAGGTAGGGGCAAAGTAGCCCTGGTTTATTTTGGGGAACTCCCAGAACCCTTTGCATATTCCACCGCAGCCAACCCACGTCTTACCGGATCCAAAGCCAGCTACATAAGCTTTAAACTTCTGCTGCATAGCCAGAAAACGAGCCTGGGGAACGTTAAGCGTCGGTGCTATCGCCATCCTCTTCCCTCACTCGCGCATCGACTACGTTGATATTGATTGCAACTGGCGTTGGTTCGTCATCCTCCGGGTCAGTGGCCAGTTCTTTGCGAAGTTTGTCGATCTCCAGCTGCCGGCGCTCGATTTCAATCTGCTGCAGGCGCTGGGCAAACTCACTGTCAGCCAGGCCGAGACGTTTCATCACCGCCTCGTACATGCGCTCACGGCTGATGGCAGTTATCTCAACGCCATTCTTACCAAGCTTCACACCGGAATAGGCAAGCGCAGCATCCGGCGCCAGCTTGCGCGTATCGGCGAAGAAAGGCTGACCTATGCCATCGCCATTGCAGCGGGGGCATTCCGGGTTAGGTGCGCTGGTGTGGTCGTAACCGTAGCCGCCATCATCCAAAGGCTCGCGACGTTTTCGCTCAAGCGCTTCGAGTCGCTTCTCTTCGTACTCCACGGCATCACGCCATTGATACTGATGACCGAAGCCCCAGCAGTAGCGGCAGCTCCCGCGGCGATACTGAGAAAGCTGGTTGGCGTCGAAGGTGGCCAAACGCCACATCTGCTCAAGTACTTCATCAGCACTTCCCAGCGTGCGCACAATGGATGCTTTCTGCTGCTGCGCAATGGCCTGCGCAACTGAAGATTTCTGAAGCAGTTGATAGCCAATCTGTTCAGCGGTCTTCTTGCTGTAGCCAGCGCGAATAGCTGCCTGTGTGGCGTTGTTGTCTTTCAGGTATTCCGCGACAAATAAACGTTGTTGACTGGTAAGTCCGTCACCATCCACCAGCTCTTCTGCGCACTTTTCCTTTTGCGCAGTGCGCAATTTCTTCTGCGCAGGTTTTTGCGCAGTTTGCGCAGTGGGTTTCTTTATATATCGGCGGGCAGTAGCGTAATTCAGTCCCTGCGCTTCACACCAATCCTTCGGTGATACGCCGGTTGCGGCATGATCGGACAGGAACCGTTGCTGAAGCTCGCCCCAGTCCGGTTTTGCCATGGTTTAATCCTGTTATAATTCATAAAAAACAACACGGAGATATCGTATGGTCGTAAAGGTATTCAGTAGTGAACTTCAACCGGATAGTGAGTCTGCATATCGTCAGTGGCTTAGCGATAATCCTGATGGATATGTCATCAACGCCTTAAAAACCGCCAGTGGTAAGGCAAGCAAAAGTGATGAGCGCTTTACCAGGATTCATCAGGCTAATTGTAAAAGCATCAACCCACTACTTGCACTTACGGAAAAGAAAGGCTTCACAACTGGTAGATACCAGAAGCTTTGCGCAGCTACCTTTGAATTGGCTGAGAGAGAAGCAAGATCTATTACTGGGCTAGCCAGAGTGGCGATATGCCCATGCATCTGATATGACGTTAAAGTCATTAAAAAAGCCACCCGGAGGTGGCCTTTGTGATGATTGCTCAGTGGCGGTATCAAACAGCGCCAGCACTTCGGTTGCTTCCTGAATCGCCTTGTGGGTTTTCGAAACAATCTCACTTTCCGTGTAAACGCGATCGAAAGAGTCTGCGAACAGCTCAGCTTTGAGATAGCTATCGCCAACCCAGTCAATGGCCAGTTTCGCCGCGGCGGTGTCGTAATTAACTTTCCTGATGATAGTCAGGCGGATTTGTTCTGCAGGTGTAATTTCTGATATGCCTTACCTCTATAATTAATATGGATAAAGGTTACTATCATATGTTATTAGTACAAATAAAATCCTGCAGCGTAGGCAAAATGAAAAATTAAACTCCGGATATAAGGAAGGAAGTATTTATTGCATCGACTTGGGAGAAAGTTGTGATACTTTTACCAGTCAGAATAATAGTTGGATTTATTCATAATTGACATTTCATCGCGCCCTGTTCCCCCATATGTAGCAGGGCTTTTTTTTGCCTGAATAGCAATATTACTGACACGTTTCTGTAAAATAACAGCAGCAATTACCATTAAAATGGCCGCAATACGGCCATAACACATGGGCTTACCCATGCGCTACCAATGGATTTGAAGTGTGAAATTTATACTATCAGGCATAAAGCCAGCCCAATAAACCAATACTGATTGCTAGTATCATGAACAGTATTGCTGTTTTACGCATAAGGACGCCATTAAACGCCAACGCCATCCCAACACAAACGACTATCAATACCGGCCACATGCTGAGAAGAAGGAATAGGTAAGCTTCCAAATCACTATGAATAATCACGTTTGCCCCTAACTTTACAGACCAGGCCTTCCCTAGTTCAAAACTTGTCACATGCATCATGTGATTGCTCCTTATATCATCTGACCTTATCACAAATGTTAGAGTAAAGCGTAATATTATGTAGACACTTTAAACAAGTGATTTAACCATTTTAGGATAAGCGACCTACTTCTCGGTACGTTGCATTATACTGATCATCGGGTAGCGGATATTACTTCTACCTGATACAGTCAAATTACTACACTCAACAGTTCAGGTAATACAAAATGAATGACCAATTCTATGAAACTCATGCACAGATACTTGCACTAAGAAACGCAATCGCTTTTATCGTTCAAACTTTGCCTAAGGAACAAAAGGAAGTTGTTCTTCGCGCACTAACCATACTTTCAAGTGTGAAGTTAATGCAAGGCATTGAACTTTCTTCAGCGAGCGATATCACAGAGAAAACTGCTGATAAAATGAACGATGCATATGAAGATATCTTTAAGGTGATTATCAGTCTTTCTACTCAAAACGTAGAGCCTGAGCAGAAGCAATATTTGCAATAGCTTCCCTTCAACCTCATTGTGGCCAGTATTAAAAATACCGGCCTTTCCTAGCTTCTTTTAGGTTAAGTTTAATATTCTTTTAGCTTGCAATTATTTAGTGCAGGAAACTACTTCGCACCAATTATGCATGTCAAGTCAAAACTATATGTAGTTAGCACCATGCGCCAGGGTCTAAGTTTCATGAATATCATAAATTTATATTATTGCTGAATAACATTCATGCCGTGGATCATTTAGTCTGAGTATTTAGCCACTGAAAGAATCTAACCCCGACCGTCTTGGTCACCCGTCTGGAACTATCCTCTCCGGGCGGGATTTTTATATGAACATCATTATCGAAGCCACTCTATGGAATGGCCTCTGTAATGCTTACTGCAAACACTGCGTTCGAATGTAGTCCTGCAAGTAGTTCACTTGCCCGGTGATGGTGGCGATTCGCTCTCTGAGGGTGAAATAATCCCGTTCAGCGGAGTCAGTAAGTCGGGGACTGGAAGCATCGCCCATGCCGCCGGTGCCGGACGCTCCGCTCGCGGTACATTTTGCGTTGAGCTGCATCCGGCGCTTGCCAGAAGCAACATCACGCTCAAGCTGATCGATAGTAGCTTTGGCATCAGCCAGTTCTCCGGTGTATTTAGCATCCAGTGCAGCAACATCTCGATGCCTGGTCTTCATGTCTTTGATGGTGGCGTTAGCCAGGTTGAGTTGTTCAGCGGCCTTATCGCGCTGGTCTCTGTAGGTGATGGCGTTGTCGCGGTAGTGATTAATCGCCCATAACATGGAAGCCAGGAGGCAGATAACGACAGCACAGATGATTGCGGTTAATCGGCCCATTTTTGGCCCCACTCGCAGACTTGGCGCTCTATCTCACGTCGAGAGATCAGACCCTTCCACTGCTTCCCACCGGCATATGTCCAGCGCTGCAGTTCTTTGCATGCCCCCGGCACATCACCGGAGTTCAACTTCTTCAGCAGCGTGGAACTGGCGAAGGCACCAGAGCCAACGTTATAAGTAAAGGAGTAAAGTGCGGCACGGGTAGGCTCAGGGATGCGAACCTTGATTAGCGGGTCGATGGCGTTAGCAACCTTTCGCAGATCTGCCTTCAGCAGGTTGTCGCACTCTTTATCAGAGTATCGGTGACCACGGCGAATATCGGCGCCAGTGTGGCCATCGCAAACAGTCCAGACGCCGACGACATCCTGGTAAGCGTAATAGCGACGCCCTTCCAACCCATCAGCATTACCAAGCATGACAGAAGCAATAGCGATGGCACCGGAACCGCCGGCGATTGCGCCAATCAGTTTATTCCTGAGCGTCGGGTTCATCTCTACTCCTGCTTCGTCGGTTGTCTTCGCGGATTTTGAAATACAAATTCGTCAGATACGTTAGTACGGCAATGACAATGCCCACCAGCACGCCGATGGCATTCCACTGCTCGGGACTGTAGGCATTAAGCATGCCGTTCAGGATGCTCCCGGCTGAAGCGCCATACGCAGCACCAGTGGTTATCTTTTCCATGCGATACATACTCTCACCTCGCGTAGTTAGCGGGTGCTGTGTGTGTGAAAGGATCAGGGCCGTCGGGCTGATTTATCAACAAAGCTCGTCGCAGATGATTCCCGCGATCCTGAAATGAAAAAGCCCACGCGTTAACGTGGGCCAAAATCAGGGGGGTGTGGTGCCGGGTGCCTCCCGGTAAGTCGTTGGTCAGCCACCATGACTTGCGGTACGAGTGAATCTTGAGGATTCAAATACAATGCTGTTTCCGCCCCTCCGCATAGGGGGATTCACCACGCTCATAAGTTAACAAAGCGCTAACTTTATGGTCAATAGTTTGTGACACCAGGGCGCTACCCCTGCTTATTTCCTGCCGCTCTGTTTTGGTATTGGCCGCCAGTAACTGCGGCTCAGCCGATTTACAGGTCTTTGCGTCGGCCGGCGCTGCAACTCGCTTGAGTACGTCACAAATATAAAAGGCTACGCAAGTGCGCAGCCTGTAATTGTCGTGGGTAATATTTTTAATCGTCGCTAGAGGACTGCTAACGCCAGGAATAACCACCAGCGGTTGAAATTTGATCCACCAGAAACGAAAAAGCCCCGGCATTTACCGAGGCTCATAAATTTCTTCTTCAACGGTGAACATACAATGCCCATCATTAGAACAAATTAACACGAATTCGGGAAAAGTAAATATCTCAGCGCGTTATTTGTTTGAGCTGAGCCTCTGCCCACGCCTCTTCTATATCGAATTTTGTGATCAGTTCGTCAAAGAATGGTTTAACCGTCTTCTTCCAAGTATCCAGGGTGATGGCGTCCGTTACCTGACAAATGGTACCGTGCACAGCAGTGGAGAGGATTCGCTCATACCCACGACCACCACAGCGCTTGCAGTTGCCCATAACAGGTACACCCTGCTTCTCGGTCTCATCCTGGTTCACCACCTTCCCCCGACCGTGGCAGTCATTACAGGAGGCACTTACGGTACCTTTTCCTTTGCACTTTTGACAAAGCACCCGAACCTGCTCCCGGACAGATTTTACTTCTTCCCAGTCTGACGGCGAGATTCCCTTTGTTACCTTGACCCACTTTGGCGGCTTCCCATCTGGATACGATACTTTGTTGGTGAATACCTCTGCGTCGATGAATCCGGAACCGCTGCAGCAGTCACATGTTTTTTTGCTGGAAGCGCTTCGCGAATAGTCCTCAAAAGCGAACGCTGCGAGGATCTTGATCACCTGAGGTTTTACGTTCGCCGAGAGCTTGCGCAGCGCGGCAACTTTATCGCATTTTGTCAGCGCATATTCAGCTAATAGACAGATAGCTCGTTCTCGATCATTGTTGCTAATGCCCATCTTTCCCAGGAAAGCGCTATACCCCATAGCAGCACGTTCCTGTGTCATGCCCATTGCAGCCATAATGTCAGTGCCGGTTAATGAGTCTGATGCCGTCGCTCGTGGAGAATCGCTAATCATAGTGGACTTCGCGAAGTGGTATTTCACTGTGTTTTCGAGGTTCATGCTATTTCTCCCAGAGACTGATAAATGCGGACAAGGTTTTCAAAATTCGATAATCGGTCATTACTGTTCCGCGGCACCGGAAAAGGCGGAGCTTTTGCCAGCGTTCGCGGATGAGTTCAACTACGTACGGGCTCATGCTTCCTCCAGCTCAGTGATGGTCAGTTCAAGCCGTCCACCTTTCACAACCGGCATTCTTTTTACGCTGTAATAATCAACTTGTTGATCGTCGAGCCAGAAACCGGATTTAGTGAGTGCATCGAAAGCCGCTTTTTGCAGGTTGTCCAGATCACGGCGGCGGCGGTCCGGCATGTGGCATTCAATTCGAATCCTCACTGCTGCAGATATTCCGATATCAAGCATCTGCTCTTTGATGATGCTGGCGACGATATCGCGATATGCCTGCCCTTCTGCGCTGATGTGAGTTCTCCCCCTATTGTGCCGGTAGTAACGGTTATTGCTCGGTGGCCAGGGTAATGAGATACGGTATTCGTTCACGCTTTCACCATCCCTTCTTTTTTCCAGATCGCCAAAGTGCGCATAACTCCTTCCGCATGCATCAGACGCAATTCGTCGTAGGTGTAATCGGTTGTTTTCTTTCTTCCGTCGATTAAATCGTGACAGCAGTTGCAGGCGATCGCCGCCTGGGTATCATCGGGTTTGCATGCGGTACCGCAGGTGCCGACCAGTCGGTAATGCGCCAGCACACTGGTTTCTGGGTTGCCATTGCAGTAACCGGGGATCCGAACTGTACATTCACGGCCACGCGCCGCCTTGCGAAGGTCTGCCATACTTACCCCCACATCCGGTTGCGCCAGCGGGAATCAGGCCGCGGTGGATTCTTGTCTTCCACCAGCTCAGCGCTGACGGTCCAGGTCCTAAAATCTTGGTTTAAACTACGTTCGACCTTTACCCCACGTTTGCGGTACTTATCCATCAATTCATCGGCCTGTTGGGTCGTGCAGTCGTGATGGTGAAACCATGAATATTTCATCGACTCACCCCGCAAAACTGAGCAATTGAGACGCTGCATTTTCAGCAGCTTCACGACTGGCGAATTTTTGGGACAGAATCCACCGCCAGAGCACATCTAATGAGGCCTGGTAAAGCTGGAGGAATTCGGTTTCGTCCATACTGGCGAAAGAAATGCTACGGGGATGCTTTTTCAGAGTGCCATCCGGCAGCTGTAGCGCATCGTAATGGCCTGCTTCGACGATTACCCATGAGCGATAGGCGTCAAAGGATTTGCAGATGCTGATGCTTCCGGCTCGTTTTTCTGCGACGCGGTCAAGATACTGCTCGGCGATATCCTGGAATACCGATTCATTGCCGCCATGGGATGCAAGGAATTTGGAATAACCGAGTATCAGCCTGCGCTCGTTCGAAGAGATTGCGCCGCCGGTAGGCTCCCAGTATTCAAAGCCCAGATTGAGTAATGCGAAATATCGGCGGTGAAACGCCGGATTGCGGACAAGCTTATATTCGGCCTCCAGGACGGCGCCGAGCTTGCATTTTGATTGCAGAAAATCGCTGGTCTCCGGCGTTGCGGGGATCAGGATGCCTTGAGAATGTTTTATTAAGTGCAAGTGCGCCATGGTTTCTCTCCGTGGCGCAGTAGGTAACGGTTGTTCAGGCCGTTGATTTCATATTATCAGAAGGTGGGAGAACTCGGTAGCCAAGTCTCTCAGCAAACCTCATAAACCCATTTAACGTAAATACTTCTTCATCTGGCAATAATGGCCGCATGGATACGATGCCATTCGTCCGGTAAACGAGATGTCTACCTGAAGAAGGAAAACTACAAACCACTGCTCCATCAGTTCGCCTGACTACATCGTACCAAGTCTGATCTTCTGGAGACTCTACATAAACGGTCACATTCCCCCCTGAGCGACATACTGACGCCAAAAAATGGCAGTGGCATCAAAGGGTATGCTCGCTACCAATACACAAATAATCAGTAAAACCAGTCGTCAGCACTTTCCCACGTTTCTTGCAGGATTTGCTCTACTCGCTTTTTGTCGCCGTCAGCGCCGCCCAAAACGCTGAGTCCATCATTGCTGGTGATCCGTATTCTTAATTTGCAGTCGTCATAAGACTCGGATAAACGGCGCAGCAGTTCCTTTTCAAGCGCAGGAACAGCTCCGGTAGGGAGTTTTTTGTCTTTTGCAATTGTGAGTTCTATTTTCATAATGAGCACCTCATGCAGACACTGTATGAATAAACAGTATACCTGAAGAATGAAATGGTCAAGACATTAAAGGCACTTTTTGCGAACTCCATGCTTATGTTTAGATTGAGGTTTTTAAGAAACAAAAAACCCGCCTAGGCGGGTTTTAACATGCAGCGATACCATTTTTCTCTGTCATATTTAGCAAAATTGAACAGTAGAAGGCTCTGCAGCTGTAGAGTTTGGCAGTTTAGATAAGACGACTACCACTGGGTAAGTGGCATTGACGCCATACTCAAGTAGTGAGCTAACCAGCCAGGCATTAACTAACCACTTTATTATGGCTACATCGAACATTTATTTCAGAAACTTGTTATACACGAAGAACTCAGTATCTCGCACAAATCCATTACGCTCATACAACGTCTGTGCACGGATGTTATCTGTAGCGGTACTAAGCATAATAAATGCCGAATCGCTCTCCTTCGCCAGTTGCTCAGCACGGGAGATTAGTTTGTGTGCAACACCATGCTTCCGAGCTGACTCATCAACGAAAAGGTCATAAAGCAACCAAATACGTTTCATCTCAAGAGAGCAAAATAAAGGATAGAGCTGCGTAAAGCCTACCGCTTTCCCATCAACCTCGGCGTAAAAAATCACGGATTCATTAAGCTGAAGGCGCTTGAGAATAAAATCTCTGGCCTGCGAGGCATTTTCTTCGACCTCGTAGAAACGACGGTACCCGAGATACAAGGGAAGGATAGTATCCACATCATGTGGTTGAGCCTGGTAAATTTTCATACAGAAACCTTATAACTAATGAGCGCATAATTGTATTACAATTAAATTTTTAGATTTGTCCTTTTGTGGGCTTAAGTTCACTTTTCGCCACTCCATTCTCCTGTTGGATTGATTTTTCGCCATAAAAGATAAAACCCGCTAAAGCGGGCTTTATCATGCTGCAATGCCTTTTTGCAGGCACATCTCCGGCAAATTAGCCCTCATCAGAGCCTCAGCAAAAGGAGGAGGCACAGCATTACCACAACGCGCAACCTGCTTATCCTTAGCATACTTCACACCACGGTAATCCTGGTCGATGATGTACCACTCCGGGAAGCCCTGCGCGCGGTACAGCTCATGTGGCTGAAGCATACGCATGCCGATATCAACGATGCGGTAAGTTACCCCGGCGATTTCCACCAGCCCGGTGCTATCGGCCCCGCAATATTCTTTCAGGAACGCTAACACCTGTTGCGCGCGCTGCTCGTCGTAATGCTCAACAGCGAGAGTGGTTTCAACTTCCCCGACGTGCTGACCACCAGCGGTAATGGTCGGCATCGGTGCATCAGTCCGCTGTCCGTCACGGCAAGTACCACGTAACTTAACCAGATGAGAAGCAACAACGGCGTGGTGATTGCCAGTCGTAACCGTATACGCAGGAGATTCCACAGAACCGCCAGGATGCCCGGTATTGTTCACCATAAGATGCGCCGCAACTACTGCATGATGGTCAACTGTCGTCACTGCATGTGTCGGTTCATCCAACCCAACACCGGGCCCGGTGTAATTTCCGCCGTAGTGCTTCGCCAAGAACGCGCTCACCGTCGCGAATTTGTTTCCGCCGGCGGTAACAGTGCCCAGTGGATTGCCCAGTTGCAGCACGCGCGGCTCCTGCCCGGGGCGCTCACCATATCCCATCTGAATCAGCGTCGGCGTCACCAACTGCGATTTGCCTCCACCGCCCGCCGTGATAGTCGCGTTTGGCACGTCCGCCCGGTGACCGATGCTGGCGCCAAACTGCCGGGCAATAACCGGAGCGACGACGCAGGCACGGGACTCTTTCAGGATGGTGTGAGCGGGTTTATCGAGCGGACGTGGTTTGGCCTGGTACTCGCTGCCACCGTTTCCAGCCAGGAACGGCGTGATCGCGGCTTCGACTACTCCTAACGCATGACCATTCCCGCCCGGGCGCCTGGACGTGCCAGCCGTCACCGTTGGTACCGGTTCGGTGACTGGCTGCCCGATTGCGCCCGTGCGGAACTTCGTCAGATGAGGTACCGCGATTGCGTAGCCGTGGGTTTTCGTAATCGTCTGCAACGGTTCAGAGAGAGCCTGACCTCGGAAGCAGTCATAACTTGTTTTGGTGCTGGTGTGGTTGCACTTCACGATAAACGGCGAAGCGCTGTCGATAACAAATCGCTGGATGCCCCGGGCAATGCGCCGGAGCGTGTTTTCCGCCAGCGGCTTTTTGCGGCCAAAAATCGACGGTGCCGGAATAGACCAGTCAATGCACTCTGCAGCTGTGCGCCACGGAGCCAGTTTGCCAGCCAGCACCGCCGATGATTTCGGATCTCCATGAGTGGCTTCCGGCCATACTATCGGCTTACCGTCCCGCCGCATGACCATGAAGAATCGTTTTCTAATCGTCGGTGCGCCGTAGTCGCAAGCGCGCAGTTCGCGATACTCAACGATGTATCCCAGCCCTTTTACCAACCGTGCGGCATCTTCGCTATCAAGGGAAATATTCAGAAATTCGCAGCATTCTGCCAATGCCGGATGGTTTGCCGGAATACCAGTTGTCAGCATGCCGACAAATGCCCGGAATGTTTCGCCAACGCGTTCTGGGTCCGGACGCATTTCTGCCGCCAGCAGCGGTCCCCAAGTTTTAAACTCTTCCACGTTCTCCAGCATCATTACCCGCGGGCCAACATCCAGCGCCCAACGTATAACTATCCACGCCAGCCCACGAATCGCTTTTTCAACTGGTTTAGCCCCTTTCGCTTTGGAAAAATGGCGACAGTCCGGCGAGAACCAGGCCAAACCAACACGGCGGCCGGCAGTCGCAACTTTCGGGCGAACTGAATAAACAGACTCGCAATAGTGCAGCGTGTCCGGGTGATTGGTGGTATGCATCGCAACAGCATTCGGGTCGTGGTTTATCGCGATATCAACACTACGCCCAATCGCCATCTCGATGCCCGTCGAGGCGCCGCCGCCGCCAGCAAAGTTATCAACGATGATTTCACTCACGCGTATTTCTCCATAGCGTTGGCCAGCGAACCTGCCGCGGCGATAATTGACGGTACAGGCATTTTTTCCAGCCACATGCGGTTGATATGGTGCTGCAGTCGGTGCTGGTGATGTGCCGGGAGCGTTCCGGCGTTTTCAATCTGAGCGAAGACCATGCCGACTTCCGTTGGCCATACAGTTTCCGGTATTTCCACCAGCAGCAGGCTTTCCAGTTCCTGCACGCGCTTGCAGGCGTAATTCAGTGAAGGGTCCATTATTCGGCTCTCTCTAAAGCTGTTGCTATCTCGTCGAAAAAGCCATCTCGGGTATGGCTGGTCATTGCTGGTAAAAATACGGCCATCAGCCTGTTTGTGTTGCAGTTCTCATCGTCTGCAAACAGAGCGATTTTTTTATCCAAGCGCACCTTTGCTTCCTGCAACTGCTCGTTTTTTTTGTTAGTGCGCTGGATATAGTCAGCGATGATTTCTATTGCCTTGTTTGTGTATTTTTCGACGTGCTCAGTCATGTGAACCACCTATCGCCTCAATCGTTTCCAACAACAACCGGCGGCGCGTATTCTCAGCAAAATGACGGCGCCCGGTTTCTTTGTGGTAAAACTCATTCTTGCCGACGACCCACATTCGCTCTGTCTGGTGCAGTTTTTTTACCTTCGGACCGTCTTTGGTGATCACAGTGCCGGTATGGGTTTTTACGATTGTCATACAGCCTCCCCAAGCACCCAGCGCAGAGCCGCCGCGTATTCACCGCTGGCACCTTCGAGGGCTTTTGTGATTTCTTTGCGTGATTTGAGACGTGACTTAGTTTCGCCAAGCACAGCGCGCTGACGCCGGGCTTTTTCATGGCCGGTTGTGCCAGCAGTTGCCGCTTCGATTTCAGCGACCTTCTCCCGCTGCTCTTCTGGTTTAAGCGATACCAGCTGACGCGCCTGAGTAACGGTGACAGCTCCAGACTCCACTGCATCGCGAACAGCCTGAGTAGCATCCAGCAGTGACAGCGTTGCGCGTACGGTCTGAACGCTGCAGCCAAACAACACCGCAATGTCGTCCTCATCGAGTCCGCGGTCGAGCGCGTCTGACATTTTCTTAGCCCGGCCAAGCGGTGTATCGGGTCGGCGAATTTCGTTTTCGCTGACCATGTATTTAGCCATCTGATTTGCTGATCCGCGCTTAACGACTCCTGGAACAAGCAATGGGTCTTTGCCTTCTTTCAGACGGAGTTTATTTGCTTCCAGGGTATGTTTAACGCGCTGACGGCCAACAACTACGCAGGTGAGCCCCGTTTCAGGGTCTTTCCAGACGATGATCGGCTCCAGTAC